CAAACCGGAAACATCATGAATCGGAGGGAACCGAGTTTCTTTTACCCGTCCCAACTTTTCGACTGACGGCAATTCTAAAAGTAACTGCCTGAGCTAGTCTCTGAAATAATCTTTCAGCGAGAACGGAAGCACTACGGGAAACCGTATACTTCTCTTTCTCTGTAAAGATTTTATCACTGATTGGTAAAGAAAGGAGCTTTAATGTTTTGAATAGGTCGGAAGGTTTACGTGGATTAGGTTCTTGCTGAGTGAGATCTATAATCTTGCTCATTACTTGTCTTATGACATTAGTAAGTGGGATATTAGTCATCAGACTTTCATGTGCGTCCGTTAATCCAATTTCTTCTGCAGAAGCTCCTATCGCCAACCCTATCTGCGTTGCAAGGACATTAAACTCCATGCGACTAGGCAGGGTTCCGAAGGGGTTCTCCTCCAACAGAAAGTACGAGAGAATCTCTGAGAATACCATTAACGCACCGCGAGGTGACGTAAGGTTCCCAGATCTCGTATTCGGTGCTGCATATCGCCCGATAAACTGAGAAATCAGCCCATCGGCCGTGACTGCACCTCTCATGTATAACATCATGAGCTCTGTTCGGAATGAACGTTCTTCGACTATTTTGCTTTTAGTAGCATTATAGGTGAAAACGGTTCTGTAGAAGTCACGGATACTCGGGGAAATCCCTGTCGTCCAGACCCATCCCTTTCGCCGCTCCTCCAGCATGAGATTGACAAGAAGATAGAACTTTTTGGATGTCTCAGCCAGGGCGGAGATTGGAAAGGGAGTGATCTCGACTCCATTGAGGATTAGGCGTTTGGCAAATTCTAAAAGTTTGTCAGATGAATGACTCTTAATGAGGTTGATGTCAACCCCGAGGGCTGCCATGATTCGCTTGTACGCCATTGCAAGCAAGTGATCCCCGATGACCAAGTCGTCGCCTAAAATAGCGTATGGCGCCTTACTCCATTGGATGCCCGTCTCTTGGCATGCCCACCACATAACAAAGTGGTGAGCGACCGTAAACGAGTTCCAACTCGAATATGCTCCCATAGGATTGCCTATGGCATACTTGACATCGGAATCACCAAACTTGAATGGTAGATGTACCATGACGCGTTCCCAAGCCGTGACATACGACTCGGGGAGAACTCCGCGAAGCGTGTGTGAAATAAGGTGTATTGGGAAACGATCCGTAGCGGCCGTGAGGTCGATACTATCGTAACTTTTCCACCCCTTCACTACCTCGGTGAATCCTCCCTGGTTGAATGTCATGTCCTGAGGAATACGCCTCAATACATCAAAGAGGTAGTTGTGTAGGCCACGTAAAGCGGTTTGGCTGAAATAGTCAAGCTGTGCTACTACCCGAACCTTTTCCTCTGTATCGGCGAAGAATGACAGTTTTCGGAGGCGATCTTTTCCTTCAGATCGCAGAAAGTGAGGAATTACATCCCAAAGTTTCAGGATGCGATCCATCGCATGTTGAAGCCTAGGTCCGCCCAAGGTTCTTACGTCCTGATAAATATCACTATCTTTCAGGTATAAGAGGTCCGTGAGCGAAGTCCACAGGGCTGGCCCGTTAGGACCAGCTTTTGTTGATAGGTGGAATTTTCCATTGAAGTTTAAT